CGTCTGCATTGTTACCTAAACCACCACCTGTTTCACGTATTCCTAATAACATAGGCGAAGTTACTCTATGTCCTACAATTAATTTTTCAAAACATTCTTTACTTAAATATTCATAGTGTGCTGGAGCATCATTTAAAGGTAAATCTTCGACCGTTGTTTTGCTTTCAGCGTTAGCATTAAAAGCAATGATTACTTTTTCGCCCCTTGCTCCTGTTAATTTTGAAAGAGTATCACGTTTTATTTTCTCACGCATTTCTGCAGTAGGTATTCCGTTACAAAAATTTATAACTTTCGTGCCACTAAACCCATTTTGACAATCATTGATTTGATAATCAGCGATATTCTCTTCCAATAAAGCATAAGGTAATGAACCACTGTAATCAATAGGACTGTAATAATCAAATCCACTTACATAAGGTTTAATAACATATATTTCAACTTCGTTACCATTACCAAAACCAAAAGCAGCAATGCGTTTAGCTTCTTCAGATGGTTTCTTTTTTGTCCAATCAGGGAAATAATACCAAGCTTCAATTTGTCCTTTATCATTACATTTTTCTGCTCTTAATGTTTGCATTGGAAAGTGAAGAACTTGTTTCACTTGTTTCTTTTCCATTACAATTTGCATTGCAGCCATTCCTAATAACTTTCTTTCTAAAGCTACTTTCTTTACATCAGAATCTTTAATAAGTGATTTGAATTGAGCATACTCATTTGGTTTACGATTAGAATCTAATGCATCTAATCCTTTGCCATAAATCATATTTGTAACACCTGTTATAATAGCACCATTTGTAGCACTATAAAGATACCTATCAATTAAATATTGAAAGTAATTATTATCACTTCCATATTCTATATAATTGCTCTTTTTGTTTTCTTGAATTTGAGGACTTGTATAAGCACTTAAATTAACTATTGATATATTACTCATAAATTACAAATTCGTTGTTTGTAGTGTTTGCTACGTATTGATTTTGATTAACTGTATATGTACTTGTTTCTTGATTTGTACAAAAAACTTTGTCTTTATAAACTATGTCGTTATTATTCTTAATTGAAAGATTATAAAATGTATTTTCTTTTAAATCAAAAATAGATGTTGTTGTTAAATAATAATCTGATAAAAAGAAATCAGCAGCAATAGTTGTTTCACTTCCTGTTGTTTCGTTTCTTAAAACAATAGTAGTAGCTTTTAATTCACGAGGAATAAAGCTAAAAGTTTGTGCAGTATTTTGTTCTTTTAAAATTATCATAATATTTTTTTATAATAATAATTTAAACATAAAATTGTTTTGTATTATAAAATTTTATATATTTGCAATGTATTGTGCTAGTGACTGAATGGTTTAGGTAGCCACTATTGAAAAACATAGTGGTGGTATATTGGTTCGAATCCAATCTAGTACACAAAAAAACAATTATGGAAATAGGAACAAGATATAAATTTTGGAATAATACAACAGGAACTTTAATACAAACAAATAAAAACTTTGGTTTGTTTAGGTTTGAAGATGGTAGTCAATTTGTATTTAATTTAAATAAATTGGAAAAATAGGTTTTTTTATGGAAAAACAGGTTAAATATATAATATTAAGAAATAAATATAAATTTATTATTGAAGAAATTACACAAGATAATAAATGGATTTATTTAAAAGGTAAATGTTTTGAATTATTAGGAGAAAGAGAAACTACAATATGTTTAGAAAATAATTATAAAAATAATAAAAGAATAATATAAAGCATTACATACGTTGAAGATAAATAAAGACTGTGTATATGAAGCCGAATCATATTTGATGTAACGATGTAATTATTAAGGGTAGCTAATTGCTACCCTTTTTTATTGAAAAAACTATTTAAGTGTGCATTAAAGCATAAATAGTGTATTAAATTAAACGTAAAGAAGCCGCTACTTGATTTGAAACTTTACCCACAATATCTAAAAAATCTTTGGCTTCTGCTGCCCTTACTCTAAACATTTTTTCAGCATCAGGAATACCTAATTCTTTTGCTTTATTTGCTGCATCAATAGACATACTTAATCCTTTTTGATAATCAACAGTTAAAGCTGATAATCCTTCAGATATTTTTAAACCTTGAGCAATTAAAGTTCTTTGTTTAGATAAAGCACCATCTAATATTTTTTCAATATCATCTATTAAAGCTAACTCTACTTTTTGAGAATTTAATTCTGTTTTGAATAATGTATCCATTACTCTTTTTAATTCACTCATTTTTTTATATTTTTAAAAGTTATTGTTTAAAAAAAGGGATTTACTTTTACCATAAACCCCTTTAAAAAAACAAACAAACAAAATGTTATGCTACAGTACCTTCAACAATAGAAGCTAATATTCCTGTAGTTAATGGTCCAGTAACGAAATTTGCAGGTAATTTTTCCATACCTTGAAATTCCATTTTATAAGATGAAGCATCACCCATTGCAGCACCTGTAGAAATAGTAGCAGTTACTAAATCCATTCCTTTAGTCAAACCTGCCATAAAATAATTGTCATTATTATCCTGTATAATAATTTGAGGTCTTCCGTAACTTAAAAGTTTAAGTTGTTTATGGTCGGCAATAGTTAATTTTTTAATATCCAAAGATAATTTTTGGTCTACAAATGTAGTTCCATTGTCTCTTGAACTTGTTACAGTTTGCTCAAAAGTTGAAGTTCCTTTTAATTCATATTTGTAACCAATAGGAGTGCCACCTAAAGCAGTAATTACGTCCTCTTGTCCTGCAGTTGCAGAATATGTTACTGTTGTAGCATCACCCCAATTAATGAAGTAAACTGCTCTTAATCCTCCTAGACTGTCTTTACATTGTACAGCTCTTCCTAATGATATATCGCAAGGCATAATTTTATATTTTTAAAGTTAAAAAAAAATGGGAAGGCATTTTACCTCCCCATTATTAATATACGTTACTAATTATTAGTTAGCAGCGTTTGTAATACCATAAGTAGTAATATCAGAAACATTACCATATTGAACCGCAGCAGTAAATCTCATTACAACTCTTACGTTTTGTGAACCATCTACTGGAGACATATCAATTACTTGAACTTCGTTTTGGTCATTCAATAAACCTGTACCGAAATAAAGGTTAGATTTTTGAGCAGCGATAGCAACAGTTGGAGCTAATCCATTTGCAACAAAGATTTTGATACCATCAAAAGAAAGTGAACCGTTGTTATACCATTGTGTTCCCATTGCGTTTGTACCATTAGCACCTAATCCAGAAGCTCCGAATCCTCCTAAAGCTCTAACGTAAGCTCTTGCAGTTGCTTGAGAGATATATAAATACAAATCTTCTTTACCATAAAGTGCAGCAGGAATAGCATCTACAAGTTTACCAAGTTCAGCAACAACAGTTGAAGCAGCAGTAATATTAGTTGAAGTAGCAGCCACTTCTTGAGTAGAAGGTAAACCAGCATCAGCAGTAAGCAATGCAGTAAAACCATCAAATTCTCCAGCGTTAGCAGTTACACCTTTCCAAATGTTGTTTTCAATTTTTTCAGCAACTTTAGCAGCAACGTGAGAAATCAAATAATCAGCGAAGGTTGGAGGCAAAGAATCAAAAGTAGAATAACCTTGTTGGATAGCCATCCAAGTTTGATGAAAGTCTTTTTTACAAAGTTGTAAGTTTACTTGAAATTCTTCAGGAGTAATAATTTTTTCAGCAATAGTAACAGTAGAAGTAGCACTAAAATCACAAGTTGCATTAGCAACAATAGCATCAGTGTTAATTCTGTTAATTACTTGTTTGAATTTGATATTAGGCAATACTTCAATACCACCATTTGCAATAGTAGAACCAGAAAGTAATGCAGCAGAAATATATTTTCCTGCAAATTCTCCAGCATAAGTAGGAGAAGTAATTGTTGTTGTAGTAGCCATAATTTATTTTAGTTAAAAAGTTTTGCCATAACTATATCTTGTGTAGTCATTTGGCGATTAGTTGATATTTTATTTAATTTTAATTCAGATTTAACTTCTGGTGAATGTGTTAATGGTTCAACAACAACATCAGAACTTAATTCTTCTTTAACAACTTCTTTGCTTAATTTTAATTCAGCAATTTCAGTACGTAGTTTTTCAATTTCAGAAAAGAACATTTCTTTTGAAACTGATTCCACAATTCTTTTTGGAGTAGCTTTTACTTCTGCTTCCATTTCTTGTTCTGCTGGAGTAGGAACTGCTTCCTCATTTGATGGTAATTCTTCTTCTGG